GTCATTGCCATAATTTTTTAATCTCCTTAAAATAAATTTTTAATAAGGTTTTTTGTCTTTCGCCTCATCGCCTGCCGCCCTTTCGGATACGGCCTTTTTGAGCGACTCCGGCACTTGGCCCGACCCGCCTCCGCCCCCTGCCGGTGGACTGAACAGCCCGCCCTGACCTTTGTTGCTTTTGATAAGCTCGTCAGCATCAGCCTTGATACCCACGAGCCAGCCGTCAAAGTCGGCATCGTCCTTGAATTGATAGCGTCCGAAGTCGTCCGTGATGCGTTTCGCGTATTTCTCCGGTGCGCCCTTAAGGGTGCTTTGCAACTTCGTTGTGCGTTCATTGACTACGCGCCCCTGCTCTATATTATCGAGACGTTTGTTAATTGCCTCCAATGCTTTCAGTGTCGCGTTGTCATGCCCGTCTGTGTCTGCTGTATCGGGTTTATCTTGACCCCCCTTGTCAGGGTTGTCATCACCGGATGGATTAACCGCCTTGCCGTCTTTGAGATTATGCCTTTTCTCATAATTGGCTACAGCTGTTTGAGAAGCCTCGGTGACGCGGCTCTCGGTATATTGGTCGAGTACGTCTTGCATGGTGAGCGCCTCAACGGCAGCCTTGGCGGCGTCCTCTGTGGTTGCAGTCTTCGCGAGCTTTGCTGCTATCCTGCTTAAAATGTCGGCCCTCAACCCCTGAAACTTAGTTGTCAAAAGCTCTAAAATTGTTTTTTCCATGGTGTTCCTACAATATTTGCCCAAATATAATAAATAATTTTAATATGGCGTATCACATAAGCCTTTTTTTACAAATTTTTCAAAATATCGTTTACAATCTTGCGGTTGTCACTCAAAAAGTAGGGTAACTTTTTGGCCGTCACGATACGCTGCTTGTTAGCCCTCACCCACTCGGTAAAAATTGGAGGCATCTCTTTGACCCGATTGCGGCTATAGCTCGATGCCCTTTTGCCTGCCATAATCAAAGCGTCATCTCTGTCCATCTCTGCCTCTGTCTTGAGAATTGCCGTCATCTGACAAAGGCAGTTAGGGTGCCAGCCGGTGAACTTGAAATTTTTAGGATAGTCGCCCTGTAGCTCATCGCAAATGTCGTATGCCGGATGCGCTCCGCTCAAGGAGATGCGCACCCCTACGACAAAGTCCATCTTATCCCACCTCAGCTGATCAGCCGTGTGATATGCGGCGTTGATCTCGGTGCGCGCCACCCTCATGGCGTTCTTGTAACTCGACCGATAAACTCCCGCCCCCGGGTGATACTCCTTTGCCGCTTTGAATAGTTGCAGCTTACCCTCGGCATCGCGTACACGGCGGTAAAGCCTGTTAGGCTCCCTCAAATATTTCCGGATATCTCGCGATAGCTCCGCTGCCGACTTCGCCTCTGACAGCCCCAGCCCTATGGCCCCCTCGATCTGCTTTAACACTTCGCCTTGACGCCACACCCCTGCCGACAATGCCTCGATCTTCAGCACGCGCGTCTTCTTAAACGCCTCGAGTGCTTTGTCGTTATTAGAGAGATAGGCGCGCTGCTTTGACTTCGGCAGCTTGCTGAGATTCTTACCAAATAACCGATTGACCATTTCATCATTTTGCCGGTTGGCCACGGCCCATGCCGCCTCCACTCCGTTAAGGACGATAAACCTTATTTGTGAGTCCACCTCGGCCATCAGCTGCTCCAGCCTCCTTTTTGCCGTTGGGAATTGGCTCAAACTGAACACGCCCCCCGGCGGCAGGTCGAGACGCACTCCGATCTTCGCAGCCTCGATAGCTGCGAGCCGGTATATCTCGTCGATGTGTCTTTGCACCTGTGCTACGAGGGCCTTATTAGTCTGAGCTTTTTTAGGCATTATTCATAAGCTCCAAACACACTGCGTTGCTCATCCTCTCTGATCTGGTCAAGTGTCTGTTGAGGATTTTTGGACAGCCCCGCTTTCTCAATCGCCTCATACTGGCTCATAATAGCCTTGCCGCCGGTAGCGTTGCTGTACCTCTCGATGCGGTCTTTCTCGTCATCTATCTTGTATGGATTGATTCTATTTTCCACCGGCATAGCAGCAAAAGCGTCCGCGATGTCTGGAAACATAAGCCCCGCTAACGCTTTTACCACATTAGCCTCTCTGTCGAGAAATTCCTGAAGCGCGCCGGCCTCCTGAAGCACGCGCAATTGCGCGTCGATAAACAGCATCTTGCGCGCCTCCCCACTCATCGGCGTGCTTTTCATATTCTCGTAGCTTATGTCCGGTATCTGCAGATTGGTGTAGTACTCCCTGCGCAGCCCCTCGAGTTGCAGCTTGACGGCCTCCGGCGATTGCTGCCATGTCACGTACTCCAAGCGGCCAGATGCCGGATACTTGACCACTTTGCGGAATTTGTCCGTGTCCTCATTTCCCATTTGGATCGTCTCATCGGCAAAAAGTGCCAATATCGGTGCGGAGTTGTCACGGATGCAGTTGCCATTGTCGCTGTAGGTGCGCTCCTGCTCCGCTCTCAAACGGCTGCTATCTCTCCAGCACGGCTTTTTGGACCATGCATAGGCCCCCGGTATCTTTCCTATCTCCAGCTTTTTTCTAAACAATTCTTTCCACGCGTCAGCGCCCTCTTTGTTAGTCTGCTCCCACCGTATGTGCCACGTGTCAGTGAAGGTGTCAAAAAAGCGGCGGGTATCGACGCCGTTGTAATAGTTGTATTCAAAAGACAAAGCGATGAGGTCTAAGTCATCGTCAAATAGCGGATATATGCCGTCGCCATTCATCGGCGTGTAGGTGCGTCGCCTGATCTTGTAATTGCACTTTTCGCCATAGTCATAATGCGGAGCTGAATCTACCAAGTACCATAACGTTGCGATCTCGCAACCTGCGAAAAAATGAACGCCTCGCTCAAGGTTCAACGCATTGATACGATTCTTCTTGTAAATTCGTTCCATTATAGCCTGTGCGCGCTGCGCCCTTTCGTCCTGCGCATCGTATATGCGCGTTACCGGTATGCCGAATGTCAAGCCCGTAAGGCGGTTAGTTGCCAGCTGCTCGAGTGATAGAGGCACTCTCACCACTTTGCCTCCCTCCATTACGCTGACATCCTGATAGGTAGCCTCGTTCATTATGTCGTGATGCTTGATGTCATAATCTTTAGCAAGCTCACCCCATAAAGGAGGGCTCGGAATTTTACGCTTTAACTCCGTGATGATGTCATCTGTTTTTTGTAAACTTAAAATTGAATTGATGTCGGTAGGCATTGTGTTATCTCCTTATTCCTCTGATAATCTCTAATTGCTCTAAATCTGAATTGTCGTATGTTAATTGTCGGTTATTGAAATCTTGAACAGCATAGCCGGTAATATCCACATATTCATCGTGCTTTGCAGTAGGGAATCCTGCCATCTCATCAAGATAACCGGCGTTCCACACACCTGCCATCAGCTTGACTCTCTGCGCCTCGAGTGTCGGCGATGCTGCATTTGCTCTCTCCACCTTGCTGGTAGTTGGTGTGTCAATCGCCACGATGTTAAGCTGAGTATAACGCCGCAACTGCTGTATCAATGAGAGGCCGTTTGCTTTAGGCTCTATCCGCACCGTGCTTTTGTGATTATACCCCATTTGCCGCACGTAGTTAGGCAGCCATTTGCATAATTCGGGAAACTCTAAATAAACCTTTACAGCATCGATGATCAGGAGGCTGTTACCGTCATCGCACACGGCTATCACACCGGTAGGGTCGTTTTTAGTATTCGTCGTATATGCCGTGTCGATATAAAAGTGAACGCCACGCTGCCTTTGCGCCTGCTGCACTACTTGCTGGAGCGATTGATTTGCCGTTATCGGGAACCAGTCGCGCCTTATGAGATTACCTGCTTTGTTGTACGGCTGTTGATCATATTGCCCTGCATACATCTGTGTGCCTAATGCCGTTTTTTGCTCTTGCAGCACCTCCGGCGACAGCCTTATGGGATCGAGAAGTCCATTTGTGTAAAACTGCTTAAGCTCTATCGGATGAACCTCATCCGATATCTCCGCCGGCAGGCATATATGTTTTATGCCGTCAGTCGACTGCGCCAAAAGATAGCCGGTGACGTCATCTTCGTGAAGCCTCTGCATTATGGTGACCGTAGGCGTGTTGGCCTTGTCAACCTTACGCGTGGCGAGTGTAGCCGTATGGTCGTTTGCCGCTTTGCGCATCGCCTCCGAGAACGCCTGCCCCGGGTTCAAAGGATCATCGTTAATTATAACATGTGCATGCTTACCCGTGATAGTGCCTCCGGTTGAAGTGGTGTATCGCGCCCCTTTGCGCCGCGTCTCATAGTTGCTCCGTGCCGTACGATCTTGCCTCAACCTCACATGTGAAAATAATTTTTGATACTTCAGCGATAAAATAACATCGCGAGATTTACTCGAATGGTCTTCGGCAAGGTCGGCGCTATAAGAATTTGTGATTATGCGCAAAGAGGGATCTTGCGTCCAAAGCCATGCCGGCCACATGATAGTACAAATTCGGCTCTTTGTCGTTCCGGGAGGAATGTTGATGATCAGGTCATAAGGCTTCGGCTCACGCGCCACTATATACCTCGACAGCTCCTGCAGCTCATCGCATAAGTAACGTATGTGCCAATTTGCCACCAGCGACTCAGACTCGATTGTATCCCAGAACTCACAAAAAAAGTTATAGAAGCTCTTTGTGCATCGCTCCGACAAAGCCTGAACTCCGGCCATGATGATAACCTGATCTGTAAGTACTATCGCGTCATTCCTCTTTCAAAAAATTGCGCCCTATATTCTCCAGCACCTCGCGCTCCTCATCTGTAAGGTTAGAGAGGTCGACGTGATTTTTGCTCTCTACATATGCATCTACCTTTTCGATGTAACCACGCCTACGGCCTTGCGTTTTGAGATAAAACAGGATGCTCGCCGTATCGCCGCTCATGATCTTTTTCATCAGCTGCGTCTCTACTATATCGAGCGTCACCTCTTTTATCTGATCAACCTCAGCGTCAAATTCCGGATCATTCCTTTTCCAATCCGCTATAGTCTGCCTTGTCAGCCCCAGCTGCTCCACCACCGGCTGCTGCACGCCCGCCGTTTTCTTAAGGCCCTCAAGGAATAATGCCTTGAGCCTCTTTGTCTCTCTTTTGGAAATTCGCCCCCTACCTCTGCGCACCCCCTTGTTAACCGGAGTACCCATGACCTTGCCTCCTTATGATTAAAAAACGAAATATGAAAATAGGATACCGAACACTATTCCGCCCACGTTACAAGCCATGTCATGCATTGAAAATTGACCGCCCTGCAGCATATCCTGAAATTCTTTAGCTATACCGGCCGTAAAAACCAAAGACGCCGCTACCCATACCGGTGCAAATGCCGCAATGACGATAACTATAAGCGCAGATAGCGCAAAATGCAAAAGGCCGTCAATCCTGATCCAGCCCCATATCTTCTGTAATAATTTCATAGCTGTTAAATCTCCGTTACTCAAATGAATTTATTCCGTCAAAATAATTTTTGTAAAAGTCGTATAGCCCCCTGTCAATCGTGATACACGCCTGCTCCGTACGAGGGTTGGTGTTGATGTTTGCGCTGGTCTGTATGCCAAAAGCGAACTTAGCCCCGATGCCCGCCATTATCTTCGAGTGGTTGCGAAACACACAAATTCGCCCAAGTCCGGGATAGTCGCCGTATAGCCTTTTCAGCATCGAGTACTCCGTTTTATAACTACCGGTAAATATTTCGCCCACGTAGATGTCGAGACGATTTATGTG